ATGGTGGCAGAACGGAAGAAGGTTGACAGACTAGTATTATCTCAAACTAGCACACCCGTAGGTGTCCCTCTCCCGTCCTACCGCTACGGGAAAGAGACGAGTGGCACACCACACAAGACTATTCCTCAGAAGGAAAACTCTGATGCGGGAGATAATATTCAGCCTGTCAAAGCCGGCTGGCAATGTGGCCAGCAGGCAAAGAATAGTGCCCAACCCTTTGCAGTCAAGCACACAAAATGACATTTGCTTTAATTTAGATCATTAAAAAGTAAGAATAAATGATGGATAAGTGATTGTTAAATTAGGGTTTATAAAGGTGAGAAATTTTAGGTTTTTCCTAGAAAATAGACAGATCTGTATATTTTTCTTTGTTATTATTCGCCCAATTCATGAGAATAACAAGGAATAATAATTTGGCGACACCCTATATCACCATAGGTTGCCCAACTACGGGCGGCGGCAAAGTAATTAGTGGAAATTCATTATTTCTCATTGATGGGAAAGCTGTAGCTTGCACAGGCGATAAAGCTACCTGCCCTACGCATAAATTAGTAGCCACTATTGTATCGGGTGATCCGTACATGAATATTTTTGGCAAACTGGCGGCACGTGTTGGTGACTCTCTGTCTTGTGGTTGTAAGCTACTTCCGCAACAGAATTTAGTTGTTCAGGATAATGGGGGTAATAATTCAACCTCCTCAAAAAGTAATACTGAGAGCTTATTACCTATTGAGAATTTTGGGCATAGATTTTTATTAAAAGATCAACTAACAGATGTACCACTGGCAGGTGTTTGCTATGAAATAATAAAAATGGTGAAACGATACATGGCAAAACTGATAAACAAGGCTTCACTGAATTAATCACAAATACTAATAGTGAAGAAATAACAATTAATATTATTTATGAGGAACATACACATGGATAAAAATCCAGTGAAGCAATCGGCTAAAATCATTGTAGCAAATGCGAAAGCAAAACTTACTAAATTGAAAAATAACCAGCCTCACCCAACGACTGAAATAAAAATTGAAACTAAAAGAAAATTAACTTCTGGCGAAATTAAAATGTGCCAATTAGTTTTTAAGGATGCTATTGATTACTCAAAAGTATGGATTCATATCGGAGGATATATTCACAATGCGACAGGTAATGCGATGACACCTGCCGGTGAAATCATGCTTCCTAGATCAGAATATATGGCAACATCAGATTTTAGTAAGGCTTCTGGGGACAATCGTCATTGGTTTATTCATGAAATGGTTCATGTTTGGCAATATCAAATGGGGACACCAAATGGATGGTTAGGTTTGAAGCAGCTTTGTAAAGGCGGTTACACCTCAATGGTTACCTCCGTAGATTCTGGTGGTGAACTAAAAGCTTACGATACGGATATTTTGGGACGGGACTTTGGAAAGAAATTTAATGAATTCAACTTTGAACAACAAGGCCGTTTAATTGAATTTTGGTTTGATGCATGCTATTTACAAAATGTTGACCCTGAAAGAGTACATCATAGACAGAGTCTAAAACTTTTAGGATATGTAGAAAGAATTTTAAGGGATTTTATTCTCAACCCACATGACAAGACGTTATTACCAAGGTCTTAAAAATGATAAAGCAAAACTTAACTTTAATCTTTATTATCATAATAAGTATTACGATCAGTGCTTGTAGCCAAGGGCCACGTCCATTGGAAGCAGTTATCAAAAAAAATAACTTATGTGTATTTACGAACAATCCTAAAACTTATGCCAGTTTTGACAACTCTGTTCTAGTTTATTTGGGTAAGATTGACTATACAAAAGAGTTTAAAAGTACTTATAAAAAGTTGTATACAAAAGCTCCACTCCCAATAGAAGAAACTAATTGTGTGGCAATACCATTAGAAGTAATTGATAAGAATGTTCCTTATGAAATAGTTTTAGAAACTAATAAGAGTTTTCATGCCAGAATTTGTGTAATAGATAAAGGAAATCGCTTGGAAGTCAAACATATTGAAGCAGGTAAATCTGCATGTAATTAAATTTAAAATGAAATAAAGCCCTAATTATTTAGGGCTTTTTTCTATATCTGCTATATCTATAAAAATACTTATTTAGATGGTAAATATATGCTTTGTATATACTGAAAATTGATTGCTCATAAAGAAAACAAATCTTTCAAATTAATCCAAAACAACCTATGTATAAGTAAAGCTTGAATGCTATATTCGGCCCATGACTTAGATCTATTTGCTTAAATGCTTAGGTGGGCTAACTTGCCAAAGCCATTTTATGAATAGCTTAATGACCTGCTTCTTGTCGTGATCATTTTTACAACTTAATCTCAATGGGGGCAGGTCGCCATCTCACCCACTATCCCGCTTCAATCTTCGCTTTTAATTTTAATCGGTTTAATTCCAAAAACAGGCATAAAAAAAGGGCTTACATGTTATTAAAACGATGTAAACCCTTTATAAATCTTGGTAGGTATATCCAGACTCGAACTGGAGACCTCTACGATGTCAAGATTACGCTCTAATTAATATAAGACATTGAATAATATTAGAATAGTGCCTTTTTCAACCATAAAAAACAATGAAAAACTATAAAACTAACATCAATATAATCAGACCTTTACGAAACCATTCCCCGAACACTTGCGGTATAATTTTTGTTCAGCAAACAGGAATTTTTAAAAGTTACAGATCCATTTTATTACAATATCAGCGCGTTTATTTTCCGACCAAATGCACTACCGCCAGCGACAAGTTATGACTAACCATTATTTATCCACAATTTTTTAAATTTGAATTTAATGTAACTCAGCTCTACCATTTATTTCGAATTTGTAACGTTTTCAAGGTGGGTATGAGAAGGCGTATTTTTGCACTTGTTGATGTCAACAATTGCTATGCAAGCATTGAGCGTTTTTTTAATCCAAAGCTTAACAATAGACCAGTCATTGTTCTTTCAAATAACGATGGTTGTGCTGTTGCCAGAAGTGCCGATTATGTGGAATTAAATTGCAATAGAAAAATAACTCTAATTAAATAGGTCTCCCATCAATAAAGTAAGTGCCTGTCAATTCAAGTTTTCATCATATATACAAAGAATTTTGTTTAAAGTATAAGTGGGTATAGTTGATTTACCAATTCCTGAATTTTAACTATTGTAGGAGAGAATAAAGTTTCGTACTCTCCACGGCTACAAACCTTAATCCATAGTATCAACTTACCAAAATCAGAAAATATAGTTTTACGCTAAACTGATTTGTCCTTGATCCATTCTATAGAAATTGAGTAATAAAGATCCATTCTGACGACCATGGTCAGACATACCAGCTCATCGTATTATTTATTTATCTTGTCAAAATCAGACAATCTGATATCTTAGATATCGGAGCTGATTGCCAAGGCTGTAAGTGACCTAAAAGACAGCAAATCGACCTACCTGCCAATTACAGTTGATCTTTATTAACCCTGCTGGCAAGCGTAGTGATTTAAACACTTTCCACTACCTTTAATGTCCGGCACTGTTAAGACAGGATCATCCCATGAATATTGATCTATCAAAATTATGCGCAGATTTCTTGCGTCAAAATCATGCTACCCAATCCACTGAAAAACTAAAAGCTTCACATGCCAGAGAACTGGTTGCGGCATTTTTCGGGTATAAGAGCCATGCGGCACTTATGGCAGAAAAGATCTACCCGCTGGATCAGCTCGATGAGGCATCTATCTTTATTCCTGATATACCGTTGATGAATGACAGACGCTCGAAACTCAACGGCTTACCAAATGATCTTACCCAGTCAATTGACATCGCTAAATATCTTTCAGATATGCTTACCGATGAAGGACTATGTGGTGGAGAAGTCTGGCTCTATGAAAAATTGGAAACCTATATTTCCGAGGTCTTACTACCTGATTGCCTAACTGATATAGATAATCAGCTTTCCGGTGTGATGGCAGAAACCAATGCGGTTTTTTTGATGCACCTTATTATGACAATGTACAAATCGAAGATCGTGGTGATGAGCTGGTAGCTATTGTTAAAACCCAGTATGAGGGTGATTCAATGGACGAAAAACCGTTCTGTGGCGATACCCTAGATATTGTTGTGCAGGTAACATTGCCACGTATTGCTGGCAAGCGCGGTTTTTACAATTTCGAGATTGAAGCTGGTGGCAGCATCAATGACGACTGGGTTGATCCGGAGCTACGGTATGGTAAACATCCCCAAAGCAGATTAGCAGAAGAGCTTGGTATAACAGTCGAAGATCTTGAGTCGCTGGAAAATTTAAATTAGGTTTTGGTGGGAGTATGTATCAAAACCGATCGTGGTCGATGTCTCAGAACTTGAAATCTAATAATTATTTTACGTTTGAAGGTATGTTGACAATAAATAACTAATATCTATAAAAGTAAAAACCGCTAAAAATAGCGGTTTTTAAATCTTCATACAGAAAAATTATGCAGCTTTTTCTGTTTTTGCTTTTTCAGCGGTGTGCGCATTTGCAATAATACGATCAACCAACAAATCTGCGCGATCTAACAATTTGTTTGCTTTTTTAATCAAATAGTCACGACGGATTTCTTTAAAGTTTTTCATGATCATTCCTCAGTCAATTTAAATCTATAATGGCACAGGTACATTTACATGTTTTTCGAGCATAGCGTATAGCTTTTGAAGCTCTTCGCCAGACTCACCTGCCACTATGGCATTTGCGATCCCTTCAATCACCCAAATGCATTGGCGTACATTTAAAGTAATATTAGGATCATCACACTCAAGATCTTCGAGAATATTAGCTAATTGTTGCATAATACTCGCGACTTCCTGCGCACTAGGGTCAATGGTACTCAAGTATTCAATATTGAGTGATACAATCTTACTTTGAGATAAAATTTATTTGCGATGTTCAAAACACGCAAATAGATATCTTTAATGGCTTCGTCCAAAATTTGACCCCGTACTATGTATATAGCTATTATTTGTGAAAATTCAATGAATCTTTACAAAAGTTAAAATTTGGACGACGATTATACATCATGTTTAAAAATTAGGTTAAATTTTTTCAATTAATTCGACGAATTTTATTGACCATACATTCCTCTATTCCTTATTTATTGTTTTACAACTTATAGCACATGCATTTATACCTTTAAAGTAATTTTTAATTATAAAATTTGTTAATTATTTGCATTAAAATGAAAGCCCTCAATTGAGGGCTTTTACAACTCCACCATGACGGGCTTTACAATCATTATATTTAGATACAGTATCAACAGACCAAATCATCCAATCTTTGCCCGTTGTGCCAGCTAATTCATTCAAATTAGGGCATGGTTGCATTAGGTTAGCTGGTATTACCGGCTTTGATAAGATCGTTGATTTGCTGCATGCCATCAGCGTCAATACAAGCAGACTTATAAATAGGACGTTCAACGATCTTTTGCACTTCACGCTCAACATATTCGACTTTTGTACGTTGCTCTGATTTATATTGCTCATAATCGGCACTCACTTTATTTAGCTCATTTTGTGCTTCAGCAAGTGCTTTTACCTGCTTACGCTCAATCTCTTGGATCTGCGATTGACACTTTTGTTCAGCTTCTTTTAACTGACCCGTTTTGTAATTGAGTACGGCCAAAGATATGGCCAATAAAAAAGCGAGAAACACAATAATGATTTCTCGCCAATATTTAGCAGCAAATACAATCCACATCACTGCGCTCCTATACATTTAGCATGTCTTTCAAGCTGTCTAGTCCAGACGCCATAGCATCCATTTTTACGAATAGAGCAATCGCGCTTTGCAACGTACTTATATTTAAGTAATGAGTCGCAAGCTGCCTTATACTTCCCTACCTTTAGATTTTTCAGCATTGATGAGCTAGACCATGCACCAATCCCGTATTGATACGTGAAATCGAGGTATAGGTCGTATTCAGTTTGTGATAATTTCACGCCCTTCAATGAATCTTTAAACGCGACTTCACGCTTGGCCACATCATTACGCAACCATTTATCTGCTGTTGCTCGTGTGATTGGTGGATCTGTCATTTTTACTGGTGAGCCATCGGGTTTAAATGTAGAACCATGGCCCTGTGTTGGCCGATCCCCTTTAACGGGAATTACTGGCTTTGATGTAAACCCTTCATCGTTTTTTACGCCCACAAAAAAAAGCAGCCGAAGCTGCTAAGACTGCTGCAATATATTTAGTCTTGTTTGACATTACAGTCACCTTTATTTTCCAAGCTTTCTAAATAGGCTTTAAGTGCAATTTCATCGCGCTTATTTTTCTTTCTGGCGTAGTACCAGTTCATTAAAAACCAGCTAAACCAATGATGATACTGACCCAAAATGCTAAATCGATTGACCCGATCCACGCCGAAACTGCTCCTGCCACACTTCCCCCGTATGTTGCACCCTTACTGGCCGCCAAAGCGGTCGATGTATCTATAATTTGCTGATTGTCTGCCATGCAGCCCCCTAATTTCGGTATAAAAAAGCACCCGTTTGGGTGCTGTTATTTCTTCATTTCAATTACACTTAATGTTCTTGAAGTGATCATAAAGTTGCTTCTTGATTCCACATTTAATGGGATATTAACGCCCTCCTGTCGAGCAAATCCTGCTTTAAGTGTGTAGGTAACATTGCCAATAGTACTGTTATCATCAATAGCTGAAACGATAACCGCTGTACCATTAAAATTAACGTTAATATTACCAGTCTCAATATTCGCGCCCAGAGAGCCTCTGCCAATTAAAGACCCATTTTTATATATTGAAATATAAAAGGAAGCCATTGCCCTATCGTTAGCTGCAATTGGATTACCTCGTCCGTCACTTACACTAAAAGCGCCAAAAGTAGGTGTGCAAATATTTACTGAAGCATCAATTCTAACTTTTCCACCACTTCTATTTAACGTTACTTGTAAAGTGTACCTATATGATTTTCCCACGCTGATAGGTGGTTATTAAAATCATTATTAGGCAACCCACCAGTTGATCCTCCTGAAAAACTATTGATAGTTTTGATATCAATTGCTTTAACTCCTATCGGTACAGTTACAGCCTCATCCTTGATCTTTAGGGTATCAATTGCGCCATCTTCAACATTCACAGTTTTGACTTTAATTGTTCCCAAGTCCGCACTAATAGCACTTAAGTTTTCTGCCCAGATTCGATTCGCATTGATATACCCAAAACTAGCATTATCAACATATAAGCCACGCGGAATAACTGTGCCATTAGGCAAAGTCACAGGAGTATTCTGTAATGTCATTAATGGTTTAGGTTCTACACCATCAACACCGACAGGCGTACCAAACTGAATTGCATCATAATTGAATATGAAAGTTGAAGTCGTACCATCATTCATTGACCCATGACCAGAAACATGGCCATTTACATCGAACTTAGTAAACTGCTGAGCATAGATGCCATCTACACTTTCACTGACATTTTGAATAGACGCACTATTCTTACCGACTTTAGTTTGCAACGTTTCCGTTACTTTTATCGTTGAAGAAATAGCACTTGAATTTGCCTCAAGCTGACGCTTGAATACGGCATTGTTCTCATTCATCTGAGCAGAAACTTGATCTGTACGTTTAGATTGAGCCAAATCACCTTCGATACGTGCAGATTGCTCTGACCATACGCCTGCATAATCTCCTTCATTTCCGATTAAGTCAGATTCTGAACCGATTAACGGCGGGTTGAGCTGGGCGTATACACCATCAATACGGGTTGTTTGAGCAATAATCTTATTATCAACATCTTTGATATCTGATTTAACTTGATCAAGTGCACCAGTTGAAGCTTTATCGTCAAGCTCAAGATTAATTGAATCAATTGCTTCAGCATTTGCCGAAGACTGATCTACCGCGACTTGTGCAGATTGGCGTACCGTGGCTAAAGCACTATCATTGCTAGCAATATAAGTATCAATCTTTTGAACTGTTACTTTATCACCCTCAATTCGTGCTTGTACTTCTCGTTGTGCATAAGCCTGTAAGTTATTTAACTCAACTGCCGTTGTATCAATACGCTTACTAAGTGCTAAGTCCCCTTCGATCATTGCCGATTGAACAGACCAAGTTCCTGCGAAGCCCTGATCATTACCGATCAAATCAGACTCAGATCCAATCAAAGGTGGATTTAACTGTGCATATACACCGTCCGTTTTTTCAGCTACAAGTGAAAGATCATTTGCAACAACACGAATGCTTTCTTGAGCTGCAGCAAGACCATCATCACTTGACTGTTTAACAGTATTTACAACTTTAAGAACACCTTCATCACCATCAATAATTTGCTGTGATAAACCATCTTTGGCTTGCTGAATAGCGTTTTGTCGATCAATGACTTCTTGTGCAATCCGATCTTTCGTATTTTGTATATCTTGCTTAATTGGACCAATTTCAGCGTCAATAGTCTCAATATGATCAATCTTGGTTTTAAGATCCTGATTGAGCTGAGATTCACTGATTTGATCATTCAAGAGCTCAAGAACGTCTGTAGCATCGGCAGAAGTTGTCGCATGAGTCCAGTCCGACCATGGCCCAATATTTCCAATCCTATCAATCAAACGCCCCCGATAAAATTGAGTCAGATTTGACTGCAAGCCTTGAATCGCATGTGTGGTAGTTGGATAAGCGAATAAGCCTAATTGGGCAATATTACTGGTTCCATCTGGTGAAACTTCAATTTCAGTATAAGCCGTATCAAGCGCACCAGTTGATGGAAAGCCCCAATTAAGTTTTATACCGAATAAAATTCCTGTAGCTTGAATAAAAGCGGGTTTCGGCGGCAAGCCTTGCTTTCCAGAGAGTTCAGTCAAAGTTGAATAAACTGGTAAAGAAGCTATTTCAAATGCTGAAATCGCTGTTACTCGTGCTTGATATTGACCTGCATAAATACCACAGGTACTTCGACTGAGTTATTGCCGGTTACTGGAAGCTTAATCCAACTACCGTCATCTTTACGCCACTCAACTTGATATTTAACGGCTCCTTTTGCCTGCGTCCAAGATACTATCATGGTAGCCACGTTGATGCCCTGATCAACTCGGCTTTCACCAGTAACAACGACATCAGTTACAGGATCCTGAATTGTTGGGTTCACAATCGAAATCGGAACCTCATCAAAATAAGCACCCTTATCAATGGCATCAAATTTGGCTGGGTTATATTGAAGTGCAGTCACTGAAAATTGATGATGCTCATCTTGGGTAATAGAAATCACTCGAAACTTCATTGTTGCTAAATCTTGGGCATCTATAACCCATACATTTTGAGCGGCAATAGCATCAAACTCATGAGTAACAGTAACCACTCGACCCGAGATCGATTGAACAATTCGAGTTTGAGCTTTGCCATCCTCGCCATTAATAATCAGCCTGTCACCGGCAACTGCGACCACATCATCACGGTCAAGCGTAATGCTTTTACGATCTGCTGAAATAGCTGATACACGACCACCATTTGCACGACCTGCAAATAAAGGATCAGCAACTTCAATCACTTTCCCCGGCAATGGTATATAACCGTCCAGACCAACCTTGAAAGACACAGTACGTGTTTCAAGTTGCTCAGACTTTAATGCCCACCAGCCTGCTCGCTGCGCTTGTCCTCGCGAAGTGCATCCCCATGCGTCAAGCTCAAGAATACGAACTTGGCCCGCTTCAGCAATTGCTTTCTCATCGCGAACAAACTCATATTCGGTTTTGTAGTGATTAGCCGGGTTATCCCATGCAATTTTTACAACATTGTGCCTGTCTCGAGCACGAGTACCTGCATATTCAAAATTGCCATCAATAACATTAGCCCGGGTATAAGTGAAGTAAGTATCTTGAGGAATATCCGCATCACAAATAATGCTATTGCCATCCCAAAATGTGATGGCACGGAATACACCTGCTAACTTAGTTAAAATTTCAAAGGCACCTTCGGCACTCTGAAGATAAACGTTACAAGTAAAGCGTGGTTCTTGACCGCCCAACCCATCCGGCACCATTTGGTCACAGTATTGTGCTAAACGATATAAAGACCACTTATCAACCATTAGCGGGGTTAAGCGGTCACCCAAAGCATAACGGTCTACTGTGCATATATCGTAATATATCCAAGCCGGGTTATTAGAATATGCCTCTTTGAAAGTACCGTCCCACATTCCAACATACTGACGTGTAACCGGATTATAATTTGTAGGGACTTTTAGGATTCTCCCCTTCGCATCCATTGCAACTTTAGCAACGTTTCCAAAAGTCTCAGCATCATACTGAAGACCCAATAATGCTGTATTTGGATAGCGTAATTTCGCATCGATCACTTCTGTTACAGCTGCAATATACATCTTGTCGCTGACATACTCTGAAGTTGAGTTCGGAGTAAGTCTGCGAACTCGAATTAGCCAACCTGAGTCAGCTCGAGGTAAATCAATCCGATGAGCACGTTCATAATTTGCAGATGTTTTATCTGAAATTTTGGTTTTAGTACTTCAGTCCAGACACCACCATCAATCTGTAAATCAATTGCGTATTCGATTGTTACGCCAGATACGTCACCATTTGTAGCATTCTGAGTACGTAAAGGTCCCCATTTTAAGCGCAGACGAACTGCGTCAAGATCAAGATTACTAAAAGCGCGGACCCACGGTGTTTCAGACTTCAGCTCCACATCGATAGCAGTTTCATTTTCTACTGCAGGAAAACCTTCAATGTATTCCTGATCATTAGTACCATTTCTAAAATCAACTTTTACATTTTCAAAGTTAAGGCTTCCATCTGCATTCTGAAGTGGAGTTTCTTCTAAATAAATTGACTGAAGCCCATTTGCTAGCCCCTCAATTTCTCCTTCAGCTAATCCATATAAGACTTTAATATAAGTTTTTGACTGTGCAGAATCTGGAGAAATTACGGGTTGCCGTTGTTTTTACTTCCCTTTTTGCGCCTACTACTGCATTCATAAGAAATCTCACGCAATAAAAAGGCGCTAGAAAGCGCCTGTTAATTAAAATTTACATCTGATCTTCAGGATATTGACCTGCGCTCACAATGAAGCCGCCGATTTCCCGTTGACCATAAAGAATTGGAACAGGATTACCTTGTGCAACGGTGGTAACTGCACCGCCAAAGCCCTTATTTGCTCTATTGCCGTCTTGGTTTTGATCTTGAGTATTATCAATTTTTGGCATGAGCATTGATGCAACCCTCCCATAGCCATGCCAGCACCTGCACCTATCAATGCAACCTGAGCAGCCTGACCAATACCTGGTATAAATGAAGCAGCTATCAGAATCGCACCAAGTACAAGTTGCAAAATCCCATTATTGCCACCAGCCCCCATTACACGCGGGACGATATGAATAGTGTCTGCTTCAGTATTCATGTCTAGCTGCTCTTCACCGATGTTATCGCCGGTAATGAGCCGCTTAGTTTCGTGGTCATAAATCGCTGGGCGTTTCTTGCCTCGCTTATTACTTGAGTTCTTTGATTTTAAAATACGGCAAAGCGTAGGCCCTGCTCATGTGCATGCAACATAAAATGTTCAAAGCCAGCAATCTGAACGGATAAAGCACGCATGGCTTCACGTGTATTTGCGACATCGAGCTTAAATTCACGACCGAACTTTTGTCCCAATACTCCATACAGCTTAATGGTTTTTAACATCTCGATGCCTCAATATCTTTACTGTTCGCTCTTGCCATTGTTGTCCATAAATTTCACGAACAGATTTACGATTATATGGATGATGAAGAATTAAGCTTGAACCTATGCATTGCTCAGTTTGCTCCGATTTAAGCTGTCCATTATTAGCCAGCCAAACAACCGCATGATTGGGATGTTCAGTACGCCCAACACGACAAACAAGCATATCGCCATATTGTGGTGTATCAACTTCATAGAAGCCTGCTTTTTCATAATTTTCAAGGTAAAGAGAAGGATGATCTTTATCCTCCCACCAAGCATCTTTTCGCTGAAAATCCAACAGCTCCACACCTAACTCACGGCTATAAAATCACGAATCAGCGCGTAACAATCTTGCCAGCCATGAAAATAATTACGCCCCACTAAAGGGGCGCGATAACCGCGAGGTTCGTAGACTTGAAAATCCAGATCTGGATATGAGCAAATCACCCATGGTTTTTTATGCAGTTCAATTTGAATTAAATCTAATTCCGATGCTCTTGTTGTTCCATCTGGATGGGAATGCACATAAGCTAAGATTTCACCTTGATCTTCAGCATTTGCCAAATCCTCGGGATGAATTTCAAATTGATCAGATTGTTCGGCAATATTGCGACAAGCGATATATTGCTTATCAACAATCACACCACAGCATTCAAGCGGATAGCATTCATCAGCATGCGCCATGATTGCTTTTTTGGTTTTTGCTGTAAGTTTCATAAAACCTCACAATAAACTTGATGCAGGGAACCCGCCAAAAGGCAATGGCTTATTTTCACCAAATCGCAAGCGGCAAGACCGCAGGCGCCCACCACATCGATCAAGTGCCGGATTATCAGTTGGCTCATCTTTATCGGTGAACATTGCTACACCTGTGTAACCACATTCTTCGCCCCGGTACTTCCCGACCATGCACCAATGACAAAGTGAAGTAATTTGTCGAACTGGGATTTTCAAACCCTCAAAATCGATTGGATTGGACAGCTCGAAAGTCACTTGTTGTGCATTTTCAGATGTCTTTGCTCGATGTACCAGATTTGCTCTTTTGATTCATTCGATGTAGTTGGATTACCTGCTGTAAAGTTCTCAGCATCTAAGTATTTAGCAAGTGTCGTAATGACTTTAAGCTTAGCCCCAGCAAAGTCTTTAAACTGCAAACAGTAAGCAGACACAGCATTTTGAATGCCGTTAATATTGTTCGCCATGCTTAAAGTGGGTGCTGAAGCTTTACCATCTGATCGCATTTCAAGACCAGATACTTCAAGTGCCATCGGCTCAAAACTTGTCCTTGCCAAATAATATTGCGGTTCCATACTTTTGATCGCCAGCATCAAAACTTTGCCAATGCTGCCAGAGTCGGCACCGATCAGACCACTTGAACCAATTGAAGAGTAGATTTTCTCCCAGTCTTGAAAAGAAATATGCCCGTGAAAACGCAAGATGCCAGCACCTAAGCCGCTGGCATCTAGTTCATACAAATGGATTAATCCATCGACATACAGCTTCTGGAAATCACTGTTCAATGCCATCAGAATTCCCCATTGCAGCCGCTACCGCTTGGCTTAAATTTGTCGTTTGAAATGATGGTGGTGTAATGCTGATTTCTTTTGTGGCAATTCCTGCAATCGAATATCAATCCAACGGTTTTGTGTTATGTCGATCGGCTTATCAAGATCAGCAACAATCGCAGCCTGCTCAATATCGAATTTCTTTTTATATGTTTTGACTTCAATATCGCCATTTTCCAATTGTTCATAAAGCGCAGCAAAAGGATATTGCCGTTTGCATCTTTTGGAGTTTCGATATACCAGCCTTGCTGTGCAAAGCCAGTTGATCCTTTCAATAGGTAATGACCTATAGCAACTTTCTCAAAAGTTATTTGTTGCTCTGCCGCTTCATCATTCAAATCAATCTTATCTGCAAAGAGCTTAACAATTGGTGATGCCGATTTGATAAACCCATTACCATCAATTGTTGTAATCCCTGAATGCCAAATATCAACCAACTGCAACGGATAAGCATCACCTCCAACCCCACGTACAGCAAATATTCTTTTATCTGTTGTTGAGCCCCCAATCGCAAAAAACCACCACCATTCAAGCTTGAAACAACATATGATGCATAATTGGGAACATTCTTACCGTTAACATCCACACCTTGTGTGTTGTTAAAATAAAAAGCCGACTTACCCGTATGGAAACTAGCAAATCCATTTACACCGCCAGTATAAATTATTGAATTACCGCCCAATCCATAAGCACCAACTTCCATGACATTCCCAGCAGCAGTACCTACATAACGACTTGCTGCATGAGTGTTATTCGTAAAGTTTTCATTCATTTTTGCGCCAGTTGAACGGAATGTATCACCACCTGCGCCAGTCGGAGCTGAACCTAGATTTACTGTTTGAATTGTCATTTTCTTACTCGCATAAAAAGCCCCAGCGAGTGGGGCATGAAAATTATTAAGAATTAGGTGACGGGCACAACTCCGTCTTGTGTGCATGCCGTAGTTTCTTGCATGAGGTCACGACATTAGGAGAAAATTGTATACCAATAGGCTTTTGTTTTTGATCGGGTCAAGAAGTAGTAAAGCCCCACTTTTTAGCAAGATCTTGCTTGCTTTTACCTGTATATTTTACACATAGCTTAATGAATATATCGGTTGAAAAATGCTTCATTTTGATTTCCTTTGGATGATAAAAAGGACGCAAATGCGTCCTTTTGTTGAGAATGGATAATTTAAGCTAATTGATCACCAATAAATTTAGCTTTTACTTGAATAACCACACCTGGTATTGCTTCAGTATTACCAACTAAATCATAGCCAGTATCAGTAGGTTTAACCTCTAAAATTAATTCGTAATCACTGATATCACCAAATACAGATACAACATTCCTATCATGTTGTTTTGCATTTAATTTGAGAAGATTGTTTTCAACCCTGCCACGGTATGTAAATCCATAATCTCCACCATTGACCACTCCATCTTTTACCACCACCGTACCCTCACCAAAATCTTGGATAGTGCTTTTGAATTTCACAAAGTAAATTCCGTCTCTCATTTTAACCTCATGCATTAATCGCTGAAAATTCAGCCATTTGATAGTAGGGCATTGATGGTCAAAAGTTAAGAGTCATCAGGGGGTAAAAAACTTGGGTGAATGTCGTTGAGATTTGCCATACATCACCACCTAAACAACGGGGTTGATATTCACCTGTTTTACTCGGACCTCACCATCTAAAGGTGAATCCCAAAGGAACGAGTCCGCGCCCTGTGCTGATCGAAGAACGCTTTGATTTGCATAATTTCGGCTTTTACTGCTGTTCTAGTGTATTGCCATGTACCAGATCGGTTATTGATACCAATTGAAGTATTCTGCTCATAACCGTCACCAAATTTACTTGATAACGTATTAAAGCTCTGCGAACCTGAATTACCCTCTAAATCTTGGCACCAAGTGAATTTACGGTTGCTCATGTAGAAAGTAAGCCTCCTTAAAAACCCACTCGGTTAAGTGGGTTTATTTGGGTTTAAGTGGTTAAATTTAGGTATTAGCGTCTCACAAGATTAAACAAGACACCGCCTTGACGGCTTTCTCGTCTAGCCCAAGCATCCATTGCATTATTCAGAGATTCAGCAATTTGTTTTGCCCTTGTGTATTGACGCTTGCAGATCCATCAGCAAACGTAATTTGCTGACTAATTTGCACATTGCCCTCACTAGACCCGTTTTGACGATTATTTAAATAATTCGTCAAATCTTTGTTCTGTTGAGGGTTTAATACACGTTCACCACCATCTAAAAGCCATGTACCTTCACGCGGGATATTATCTATACCGTTGTGGGCCATACCTTGGATTGTTTGAGCTGCCATGATACCAACTGAAGCGTAACCTGTTGCCCTAACAACTCCAGCCAAAACACTCCCATAAGCACCACCTTGCGCCAATGCCTTAGTAGCACCTTCCTCCGTATTAACAATTGCTTGAGCTATTGAAGCAGCCTTAGAGGCAAAGAACATAGTTTTGTAAAGTGCATTTGACTTCCCAACACTTTGCTCTAATAGTGCGGTCATGTCTGAAAAGACCTGCCCAGTCATTCCAGCAATTTGCGAATAAACTTGCATCTTGGTTTCAAAATTCTGTTGATCCAAATCACGCTCTTTTGTGCGTAATCTGCATCAAGTGCGGCTTTTGCTTTCAAAACTGTTCACGAGCAGCCAAGAGTTGTGCATTTCGCTCATTCTCATTTTCAATCAGTTTAATACCAGATACCTGGTCGTCATACGACTGATTTAATCCCCAAAATCAGTTGAATATTGATTTTGTGATGCCCATTTTGAGCATTAATTGGGTCTTGCCGCTCCAACAAAGATTGTCTTGATATTTGCCCAGACTGAAAGACATTGTCAGAGGCTTGGTTTAATGCTCCAAAATTGCGTAATCTTTAGATTTAGCAATCTCTTCACGTACACGTTTACTTAAGCTATAAGTTTGAAGTATCTCTTCTCGCTCACGTTGGTAACGCTTCACTACAATTTCAGTCTGGTTAAGATAACCCTCAAATGCCGATTGGATTTGTGCATCTTCTTCGCGTTTAACGGCGGCAATTTCAACTTGTTTTGGCGTTCAAGACCCGCTTTAATTTCTAAAGCTTCCTTTGACTTACCATATTGATATTCGGCATCTGTATCAATTAACTCTTTTGACGATCATAGTTTTGTTCAATTTGCTTGATTCTATCTGTTTCAAAGGCAAAGTACTGATTGTACTGATCTTTTGTATCAGATGTAAATTTTGCAAGTTGTGCTTTATATAACGCATCTTCTTGAGCTAATACCTCTTTTAACTTATCAGTCCCACCAAAGGCTATTATTGCTTTTTCAGTACGATCCTTATGTTCCTGCGCTAACTTTTGCGGGACAGTGAGATAATTCGAATTAACTTCTTTCTGCATATCATCAATAGCTTTCTGAGCTTCAGCCGCTTTGTTAATTGCTTCAAGTTGATCTGCCTCAGTTGGCATTAAAATTGAATTATCTACTGTAGACTTACCGTTTACACCAGCCATCCAACGTTGAATACCTGGTGCATATCCTGCAATCTCCTTGCGCTTAGAAGGCGATCTTCCACCCTTTTGTAATCCCACAAACCAGCAACACCAGAGTTATAAGTGGTAACACCATCAGCAAAATTACCAAATTCTTTAACACCATTGCTGATATATTTTGCTGCTTCTGTTGCCTGAGCCTCAATTGTGCTTAAATTTTGCCAACTCTGTAGATTCCAGTGGTCTGAAATAGTCCTTTTGCCCCAGTTGGGCTAACTGCATTTGGATTCCTCCAGACTCCTGAAGGACTAAGGCTGCTAATGTGCCTGCAGGTAACCCATGTAAGCTCTCAATCTTTGCAAAATTATTCGCCTTCGCAATACTTTGGACCTTTGCAATAGCCTGCTTTTCTTCAGGGCTAAAAGTATAATTTTGCGTTTAAAACTATCTTCAGTAGCCCTGCGTACTAAATCAGTTAGTGGGACTTTGTAGGCATCTTTTCCATTTGTGCTTGCTTGTGCTTCTGCAAAAGCGTTTGCCTTATCAACTGTAAACCCTTTGTCAACTAGGCCCTTAATGTAATTCTCACGAGATGCGTCTAGCTTCGCTTGGGTAATATAATCACGTTGAGCTTTAGTTAAATTCTTATATGCCTCCGTTGAAATGTTTAAGGCTTTAGCTTGTGCTTGCTGGGCCTTAGTTGTTTCATCGGTAACATTTTTAACTAATGCCTGAATTTCCTTTGATGATTGATGGAGTTGTTGGCATCATTAATTTTGAGTCTAATTCAGCAACAAACTTGAGTGTGCTTTCGCTTACTAGCCCCTGACTTTGTAACTGGGCAAATGCATTTTTGCCTTGTCTCCACCCTCTTTTAAACTGTTCAAATAGTTCTGGATAGCTGTAAGCTGATTAACATCACCCTGAACTTTTAAATCATGTTCAAATTGTTCAAGGGCAGTAAAAGGCTTTTTAGTTCTTTTGTTTGCTTTTCAATTTCATCATTAGCTTGAATACCTCTTATTGCAAGTTGTGACGCGGTAAGTTTTTATACTTCTCTCGCAATTCATCCACTGAGAGCCCTTGCTCTTCTAAAGCATCCGTAGCATCCTGAGTTTGTTTAGTCATAAGATAATAAGCACCGCCAGCTACAGCTAACTGTGCAATAAGCATTCCAATGCCAGCAGGTCCACCAAGTAAAGCTATAGCACTTCTAGCTACCCCTGCCGATTTAGAAAAACTATAAAGACCTATACCAGCACGAGCGGCAAATAATGCCGTCTGACCAAGTTGATAAGATGCAAGAACTAAAGCCGGAACAAATCGGGTTGCTATACCAGCAGAAACAGCAATCGCAATGGCTTTTATTTCACCCCAATTATCAATAACCATTTTGACTGCTGGAACTACATTATTTATTAGGCGATTTTCTAAGCCCTGCCATTGTAAATCCATCAGCATTAACTGTTTTTAGCTTCCGAAAGATTCGCGGCCAATTCATCAGTCATAATTGCGCCAGCTTTTTCAGCTGCATCTCCCATTCTTTAAAACCTTTACCACCTTTTTCTAATAGTGGAATTAACAAAGAAGAATCAGAAATAATCGCTTCCATGTAAAACTTCATGTCATTAGTTGAAGCACCAGCTTTTTCTAATGAGTTATAAAATAATTGAAGGGCTTCTGGACCAGACAGCTTTTGAAATTGTTGAATTGTAACGCCAACACGAGGTGCAATATTCTCAAAAAGTCGGCTAACGGTCCACCACCTGTCTGCTGAAACTCGCCAATTCGATCTTGCATATCTTTCATTTTATCTGCGAAAGATTCCATTGAAATTCCAGCAGTTTCAGCGCCTTTAGCAAAATATTGAAAGTCTCGGACTGAAGCATTAGCCAGTTTTGAAAACTTTTGAATATCGCTCCCTGTTTGTATAACCTTTTCACTAAAATTAACAAGGCTAGCAATAGATAATCCCGCTAATGCTCCACCTAAAGCACTAACAGCTATAGCTGCAATATTTAAAGAATTGGCAATCCCTTGACTTGATGCTCGTGCTTGTCGTTCAGCTTTGCTTAATGGCTCGGAAAAGCTTGCAGTCTGAACAACCAAGTCTAAAGTTAATCTGCCAAGTGAATTTGTAGCCATTTCTTTACTCCGGGCATAAAAACCCACTCTAAGAGTGGGAAATATTTCAAGTAAAACTGACTATGGAATTGATTTATTCAATTTACCAAGAGTCATTATTGTTGCTGGTGCTAAGTGTTTTTCAAAATCATTCGATAAAGAATCAAATCTGTTAAGCATCAACTTATAAGTAATAGGGTCATCAATTGGCGTGTTACCAAATCGCGCGTAACCGTAATTACTGAATTTTAGACGTGCTCTTTTATCCTTTAGATCAATTGTTAAATTAAAAGATATTTTAGCTTGGGAGTAACCATTACATTGCATTTTGCTTACTGTTGAATCACATAATGGCGAAGCAATTCCACGAATAATTAATTGCCCTTCTTCTGGGCTTTCATACTGAATTACGTCTTGAGCTGAATTAAAGTTATTTGCTACCCATTTTTGGAGTTTTTAAAAGATTACTTTTGTCTCCATTCAAATTTTCAATAATCCTTACATGCTCAGTTGTGTAAAAGTTCTAGCTTGGACCTGACTGGTTACAATTAAAAATAGCTTAAAAAGCAGTAAAATAACTTTTTCATAAACGCACCGTTTTTAAAATCAAAGTCAATTTAACAAAACGGTGCTTAAATGTCACATGAGCACCAATCTTAATCACTATGAAATGTCATTAAGTATTCTTCAAGTGAAACACTATTTTCTTCAACTGATTGTTTTCATGAGGCATGAAAACGCGTGGATCTACCTTAGTTCCAACTTTGACCTTGAAACTTGTATAGTGCGCCATCCAGCTTCCAAAACTTTGTTCAAGACGGCGGCCAAAAACAGAGAGCCATATTTTTGACGATAGGCTCTCCAATACATCAACTCCCCATGTGAAAGGTTCTGCTCAGCTTCTTCTAAGGTGTTTCCACCAACTCCGTTGAGGACGAGCTCAATAAGGAGTTCTCTGTCGTCAAGTTCTTCGTCCGTGACTTTCCCAAGAAGTTATTAACTTCATCCGCAGCCGCATAAAGAGCATTAATCAAACTCTGTTCAGCTTTGTAAATATCATTCACATTGGTGAAAAATGGAGTGCCTTTTTATCTGAACAAATAGATCCAAGCAACTGAGCAGCTTGCATATGTGTTGAATCAATTTTCTTTACTTTCGAATGTTCAAGATTTGCATAATCTAAATCCCATTCGATAGCTTTAGCAGCTTCACGACTTTCTTTGAAGTTCATTTTTTAACAAAATATCAGCTTCAAGTTCAACAATTTCACCAAGTTCAAGTTTTGGCTCATTTGTTAGCTTTTAAGTGATTCAATGTTGCATTCAGTCACTTCAACATTCCATTTGACAGTTTTTCAACTGGAATATTTAAGGTCGAAATGGTTTGCTTAAGAACAGCAGCTGTAATCTTTGCCATTATGGATTCACCTTACGTTTAGTTGGTGTTACACCAGAAGTTCGGATTAAGGTAAATGAATAAGCAACCACAGCATCTACTTCAAAAGCATTTGGTGCAGTAGGGTTAATATAGCCCTTGAAAGACCACCACATGCGATCTTCAGGAAGATCAATACCACTGGCTGGATCATAGGTCGGAGGGGTTGCAGCATGACCCGAACCAACATGCCATTCTAAAATCTCTCCAGATTCGGCAATTTCAATTAATTTGTCATGACTGGTGTTCGTATCATCGTAATCGATTTCTACTGCACCTTCACCAGGATCACGCATACCGCGAACATACTGTTTTGAGTCTGCATCAAGACAAGTCACATCAATTTTTGAAATGAATCTTGCCCCAAGTCAATCCGTTTAGAGCAAACAAAACGAACCACTTGACCATTTAACACAGTAAATAACTGTGTTTTTGAGTTTTAACATTAGCCATTAAGAGCGCTCCTTAATTTTAGGCATAAAAAGCACCCGATTGGGTGCTAAGTGAAAATATGGTTTAAGTTTTATTAGCGGTTTACGATCCAGCTAACATCAAAAGAATAGTGAGGCATTCCTGTTACGGGGTCCTTATCTGCCTCACCATAACGAACCACATAACAATCAAGTTCAATTGCGAATCGAATTGCTTTTGCAACCTGATCAACAACATCCTCATCAGTTGCATATACATCAATTTGAATAATTGCACTGTCGGAAACAGGCCGCGAATCAAGGTTGCTATTTGAATCACCAGAAATTGTTTGCCATGTCACATATGGCGCTTGTGGCTCATCTGGAGCACTTCCAAACTTCCAGACTCGCAAAATTCCATCGCTTTCAAGTAGAGCCTTAACCGCTGGATCTGCTCTGGCTAATTTAAAAATTGGAACATCAATCATTAAGCTGCACCTAAAACCACGCTGAGTTCAAAATTAAACACTTGAACAAATTTATCGGTAACTTGTTCAATGTTTTCGTATAAAGCAGGGCGTAAAAACGGAGTAGCAGGCTGTTTACTTGTGCCTAACTCAAGGAATCGCCAGTAAAGACTCGGCCGTCCGCTTGGTAAGTTTGACCAACACGTCCAGCACGTCTATTTTGAGCATTGTTTGTATATGGGATACGTGCACCACCACGCACTCCCACGCGCATAACCAAAGTGTTTTTATTTCTACTCCGGCCATTTTGAACCACAATTTCTTTCCAGATTTTTCTGGAGTGGTTGGATCATCTAGGCGTTTAACTTTTGACGAGCTGCATCTCTTGCAATGTTCATTGCCTGCCGCATCGCTTTACGGGCAATACGTTTTACAGTCTTGTCATTACCAATTGCCCTCATTTTTCGCAATGCTGGCTCCAGACCATGAATTTGAGTAGCCATAAATCACCCATTCCATGCTTTATCACCAGTTGATAAGTTGATGGTTAGATATTCACGGCGCGAATCTGGATCTCGCATAGGTTTGCCGTCAATCTTGTAAAAGTAACCATCAAAAAGTACCCGCATTGTGCTATCAACTTGTTTTGTTGTGCTGCTATATCGCACCTTAGCACGGGCTTGTATTGTGCTGTTTGCTGCTTTGGCTGCAATAACATCACGGGTTGATAAGTCGGTAACTTCTGCCCAAATAGTTGAAAAATTAGACCATGAGGTGATTAATTTACCTGTGTTTGGGTCTTGGGTTTGGATGGGCTTTTGAATAGTGATGCGGTGACGTAATTCACCTGCGTTTTGTCCCATAAATACCTCATGGTTTTTGGTGGCTTACTTAGCTCGCCAGATTTTTTAGCCTTGTGGCATGGTTGATACCCACCACCTGCACGAATGTTCTTGCATGCCCAACATTGACATCCAAATAAATATTCCCGAATACCCATAAATACCTCAAACAGCAGTAGGCGTTCGATAAGTAAATAGAAGAGATTGCACTGGCTGTGGCATAAAATTGCCATTCACTGGCGCATCTGCTTCGGCGTTACGGTGTTTGTCGTAATATCCAACAAATACGAGCACAGCTAAACGGAACTCTTCTGGATATGGCTCAACATGGTGAATCACATCCGTATAGCGTAAAACGGCCGATTCAGCCGCTTTTCTATAGATTTCTAAGTTCGTGTCATTTGAATCATCGTCATAGCGAAGGTGTTCTTTGACTTCTGCAAGTGTAACTATGCTCATTCTGTCCACTCCTTCGCGCACAACTTAAAGTTTTTATGATCAAATTCGCCTAAATGGTCATTCTCAACATGCCATAACGAGCCATTTTAGTGACGAACTGCCCTTTTTATAAGCCACATCATCTTTAAAAACGCCCGTATAAAGCGATTTAAGCGCGTTTTCACCTTCTGGCTGTTCTGCATCGGGTTTCGGTGTTTCCGCAGACTGTGAAGCGCTAGATGAAGGATTAAATGGGTCATCCTTGGCATCACGCTTAGCAAGTGCTTCAAGCGAGAAGTTTTGCTGTTGCATGTAAACTGTATCGCCTCCATTTAGAGGCAATTTGCCGATTTTGCTCGGCCCTCATTAGGTGTAAGCAATGAACCTTTCACGTCATCACGAACCATAGTATGGAAACGTTCAGAATCCATGCGAATCAGCGTGTCGATATCAAGGAAACACTCAACTTTGAATGATGTCAGGTCTAAACCTTCATCTAACAAGTTTTCACGTGCTTCAATTAGTGCTTGTAAGCAGTCAGAATAGTAAATGCCGTTTGCCTTCTCTGAATCGTCTGGAACAGTGCCAATGCCAATTTTGAACGGTGGCACATTGAAAACACTACAAACCACTCGCCCTGACATTTCCAATAACTCAATCATTTGAGAATCGGCTGCACTCATACCTAAAGCGGTATAAGTCATGCCATCCCCAATGACCGCAGTTTTACCAAAGTTAGCGCCTGAATAATTCGTGTTCCAACGAGCTTGGATTTCTTCGGCCTTTTCTTTCGTGATAGATCCTGGAGCAACCAAGATTCCACCCGGTCTGCTTCCGTTTCCGAAGAAGTTTGCAGCGTTTTGATGATCTTCACACCCATGCCTGCCGCTACACCACAAGCCATAATTGGTGATAAACCAACAAGTGGATGATAGAAGGCGTTAATGCGGTCATGGATGATTTCAGATGCAGGAACAATCACAGATTCGGTTTGTGTTAAGCGGTCAGTATTGAACTGATAAAACACATTGCCGTAGTCATCAACAAGAGGACAAACAAGGTCAGGGTTAAGCACCACCATTCGGTATACTTCGCCAAAAACATCACGGAGTTTCCACACGTATGTATTGCCACGAAGTAATAAACTTGATGTCCATTGCTCTTGGAACTGCTGCCAAGTCTGATAATTGTTTGGCTTCTTTAAAACGCGCAGCTTGTCAGGGATGTCGACATTGACTAACACCCCTTTTTCTTTGCGTTTCAAGAGAATCGGTAATTTACCAATATCCTTAGAGATGAGGCTTACACAAGCGAAAACTGCATAAGACGCAACAAGATCATCGCGTGTTAATTCGTCATTTTTCTGCCAAGCACCTGAGTATGGTTCTTGCACAAATAGGCTATTCCAAGTCTGCCCAGCACTATGGACACTTTGAAAGCTCTTTTACCTCTTAACCAGTCAAAATGCCCATTTTACCGCCTTTATTCGCTAGTTTTACTTCTTTTTAGGTTTGCTTGTTGCCTTTTTGGTTCCTCATAAGGCTTCGCAACACCAGTTTTAATCAAGATATTTGCTTCAAAATCGGTTACATCAAGCACATCACCCACATTGGCATTGTGCATAACCTGTAAATATTCAATTTTCATAGCTGCTCCCATAGCTCAACAATGAAATCTCATTGCTCAGATATGAAAGCAGCCCCAATTAAGGAGCTGTTTTAAGGTCAATACGCCAACTTATGGAGGAGTTGGAGTGGTTGTATAGTCGAGGAATGCTGCTGCCACTGGGCGGCGTTTAGCCCAAGTGATGAACTTCTCTACACGGACAGCAAATTTGTTTTCTTGCCATAAGTGGTGAGTAGTTCCACCATCAACCAATGTAGCTTGGTCGCTGTAAGAAACATCCACACCACCATCTTGTGCAAGTAAGAT